AACTATTTCCTCGCCGATGTCATTCGCCGCTCCAAGGGGCAAATCCCCCTCATTCCCCATTACCAGGCCGTGATTATCGACGAGGCCCATAAGTTTTTACAGGCAGCTCGGCAGATGTACGGTGTGGAATTTGGAAGCCTTGCTATTCCGCGTGTGGTAGAGGACATTGGCTGCTTCACCTTCCAAAAGGGTGTCAGCGGCGCGATGGTACGGGAGCTTGCCGGAAAGCTGATGGGTCAGAACCGGCGGTTGTTTCAGCTTTTACTGGACAACATCCCTCCCGATAGCCTGGAGGAGGAAACGGAACGCTACAAAACGGTCATGGATAAAACGGCTGCCCGGCACCTGCGGAATATACGGAATATCGGCGGAGAACTTTCGGAGCTGCTGTCGGAGCAGATGCTGCTTCTTCGGTACAGAGGCCGCTGTTCTCAGATACGCTTTGAGCTTTCCCTTATCCGTGAACAGGCCGGTGTGCTGGAAAAGTATGATGAGCTTGTTTACTGGCTGGAAAAGCCGGAGGAAAGATACCCGGCAGAAACGGATAAAGCGATTGAAACCATGTTATGCGCCATCCCCAAGCAGTTGAGCGATATGCTGTACACTGATCTTTGGAGCAGCGGGATTCCTGTTGTCCTTACTTCGGGTACGCTGTCGGCAGCCGGGAGCTTTGAACATATCAAGAACAAAATGGGCCTTGACCGGGTGCGCTCTTTGATGGAAACCAGCAAGCCTTCACCCTTCTGCCACCGGGAGAATGTTGTTTTATACATTAGTGAAACCGTACCCTTTCCCAACAGTCATGACAATGAATATATCACTGCCGTGGCGGAGGAAGCCGGACGGCTGATTCAGGCGTCTCACGGCCATGCTGCACTGCTGTTTACCTCCTACAAGGCAATGGATCAGGTGTTTACGCTTTTGGAGCGCCAAAGCCTTGGCTTCCCTCTGTTCCGTCTGGACAGGGGAGGAATAAACGCCATTGCGCGTTTCCGAAAGAGCGGAAACGGTGTATTGTTCGCAAGCGGTGCGCTGTGGGAAGGAATCGACCTTCCCGGTGATGTGCTTTCTCTGCTGATTATCGTCAAGCTGCCCTTCGCGGTGCCCGATCCCGTCAGCGAGTATGAACAGACGCTGTACCCCAGCATGGAACAGTATAAAAACAGTGTATTGGTGCCTGAAATGATTATTAAGCTCAAGCAGGGCTTTGGGCGGCTCATCCGGCGGGAAACCGATACCGGCGTCGTAGCCCTGCTGGACTGCCGGGTGCGTGAAGATGGCCCATACCGGACACGGGTGCTCCAAGCCCTACCCAACTGCCGTGTAACCTCCGACCTAGAGGACGTGGAAACCTTTATACAGAGCAAAAAAGGGCAGGATTACTTCGTGTAGTCCGGCTCCCTTACCTTTTAACGGACGTATTCCCAACTTGGGAATATGCAGACTATCAGAAAAGGAGGTGCAGGCCATGAATTCGGGAGCATGTAATGAGTTAGTGGACATACGGGACATCTCGGTAGATAAAAACCTTTCCAAAGAGGAACGGATTGCGGAATACGTCCGGCAGATCAAAGACCCTTACAACTTTAAATGCGGAAATTTTACCGTCCGGGCACGGTTTGCCGATAACGGCGTCACGCTGGAGGACTGCCTGCAAAGGCTTTTGACCGAATGAAAAAGGCAGCCCGCAAAATGGACTTTCTCCCTGTGTGGTGGTAATGTAGGCATTGGAAAAAGAATGAAACAAACAGAATGACAATGCCTGATCACCCTTTGATTTGCGGGGAAAGACCGTAACTTTTCAAAGGAGTGATTTTATGTCCGAAAAACAGTACAAAGCTGTGAAATATATACGCCTGTCCTATACCGATGACAAGGCCAACGAAAGCGACAGTGTGGCCAACCAGCGGAAACTCTTAGACAGCTTTATTGAGGGCCACCCTGATATAGAAGCGGTATTGGAAAAGGTGGACGACGGCTGGAGCGGTATTCTCTTTGACCGTCCGGCTTTCAAGGAAATGATGACAGAAATTGAAGCAGGAAATATCAACTGTGTCATCGTCAAAGATTTATCCCGCCTGGGACGCGACTACATTGAAACCGGACGTCACCTTCGCCGTATCTTCCCCGCCTATGGGGTAAGGTTCATTGCCATCAACGACAATATCGACACCCTGAAAGACAGCGGAGATGATTTGGTTGTTTCCGTAAAAAGTATCATCAATGACGCCTATTGCCGGGATATCTCCGTGAAAACCCGCAGTGCCCTGTCCGCCAAGCGGAGCAACGGGGATTATGTGGGAGCCTGCACCGTCTATGGATACAAAAAGTCGGAGGAAAACAAAAACCGGCTGGAAATAGACGAATATCCGGCAGGTGTGGTACAGAACATTTTTAAGATGAAGCTGGACGGCATGAGCGCCGCCAGAATCGCGGACGAACTGAACAGCCGGGGCATTTTATCCCCGCTGGCATATAAAAAAGACCGGGGCCTGCCGCACCCAAAGAAAGGCTATGCGGATAAGGCCGACGCCAAATGGTCTGCCACAACGGTCATCCGCATCCTGAAAGATGAAACCTATACCGGAACGCTGCTTCAAGGCAGACAGGGAACTCTTAACTACAAGCTGAAAGACCTGATTGACAAGCCGAAAAGCGAATGGGCACGCACAGAGGATGCCCATGAAGCCATTATCCATAGGCAGGATTTTGACCTGGTACAGCGGCTGCTGCGGCTGGATACCCGGACATCGCCGGGAAGCGACGCGGTGCAGCTGTTCTCCGGCGTCCTCATCTGCGGCTGCTGCGGAAGCCGAATGACCCGCAAAACCGACCGTTACAAAGACACGGTTTATCACTATTACTATTGCCCCACAGGAAAGAAAGGCGGCTGTAAATCCCCCGCCAGAATCAAGGAAAGCGAACTGACGGACTGTGTATTGGAAAGCCTGAAAGCCCATATCCGCAATGTCGCTTCTCTGGAAGCCCTTTTGGAAAGCACCGACAGCAAAGCCGTGGAGAGCAGGCTTGCGCGCCGGATAGAGGCGCAGATTGCCGAAAATGAGCATCAACTGAAACAAATCGGCGGTTTTAAGTCCACCCTGTACGAAAACATGATAAAGGGCATTATCTCCACAGAGGATTACAAAACCTTCCGGGCAAAGTATGCCGAGGATGGAAACTGCCTGCAACACGCTGTTTCTACACTCCGGCAGGAGCTTGAAAACCTGCGGAACCATAAAAGCGGGCGTCTGCTTTGGATGGAGCATTTCAAGCGCTTTGAAGGGCTCACGGAGCTTGACCGGAAAACCGTGGCCCACCTGATTCAGTCCGTTCGTATTATGGGCAAGACTGAGCTTCAAATCACCTTCAACTACCAGATGGAGTATGAGAAAGCCTTAGCCGCCTGCAGCGAAGCCATCTCAACAAAATCTACCGGGACGGAGGTGGCATAACATGGCAAGGAAAAGCAGAAAAAACATAGAAGCCGTTTCGGACATGATATACGGACAGCCCTTTTACAATGTAGGAGCCTATATCCGCCTTTCGGTGGAGGACAACAAGAAAAAGGGCGATTCCCTGGAAACACAGAAAAGCATCCTGCAAAGCTATATTGCCCTTACACCGGGCCTGAAACTCCATGATTACTATATCGACAACGGTTCGACGGGCACCAATTTTGAGCGTCCCGCATTTCAAAGGATGCTTGCGGATGCGGAAAACGGCGTCATCAACTGCATTATTGTCAAGGACCTGTCCCGGTTTGGCCGAAACGCCATTGACACCGGCTACTATATCGAAAAGTATCTGCCGTCGCTGAAGGTGCGCTTCATTTCCGTAAACGACGGATTTGATACCGACAGCGTAAACCCTGGCGATGGGATCATGCTTCCATTAAAAAACATGATCAACGAAGCTTATTCCCTGGATATCGGACGGAAAATCAAGGCACAGCAGCGCCAGAGCATGAAAGAAGGCGAATTTGTTGGTGCAAGGCCGCCCTACGGCTACTTGAAAAGCCCCGAGAACTGCCACAAGCTCATCATAGATGAAGAAACCGCGCCGGTGGTGCACCAGATATTCCAGTGGGCCTATGATCGGGTGGGCTTGAACGACATTGTCCGCCGCCTGAATGAAGCAGGTATTCCGACCCCCAGCCATATCAAAAAAGCGACGGGTCTTATCAGCCATGAGAACCTGATTGGAAAGAATGCCTGGCAGACCCGGACGGTGAGTAGGATTCTTTCCTGTGAAACCTATACCGGCGATCTGGTGCAGGGGAAAACCAAAACTGTCTGCCATCAACAGACCTATGCCGACGAAAGCAACTGGATTAAAGTA